GATGCTTGTAATTGCAATGTTCTGCCGCAAAGTGAATATTCCTTTTGTTGTTTATGGTTTTGGTAATCATGTCGGTGGCCGTAATTGTGATTTCCCGAATGAAGAATACAGTAGTCGCCAAGTTTGGTCTTCAAATGATAAAGAGATTGCAATTCATGGTGTGTTTCTCCGTGAATACATGAATTCGAAGATGAGTAATTCTGAATTTACCAAAGTGTTTCGTAACATGGTCGCATTGATGAATTCATATGGCTCACGTTATGAAAATTATCGCCGAACATTTCGTGCACCTGAATCTGAAGATTTGAGTAACACGCCTATGAATGAGGCAATGATTGCTCTTGAACCAATCACCAATCAATTTCGCAAAGTGAATAATCTTGACATTGTGAATACTGTTCTCATACATGACGGTGATGCTGACTGGTTTCGTGGTAACTTTTATCAAAAGCGAGAAGATGGCATAATGGGTACTGGTTACTATCGAGCAGATTGGGAAAATGTTTTCGTTGTCGATAAGAAACTGAAGAAAGAGTTTCGCCTGAAAAGTGATAGTGACCTGCAACGGCTTGTTATGGATTGGTATACTGCCAGAACAAACTCTAAGATTTTTGGTTTCTTTATTGGTGAATCAACGCCTGCACAAACAAAGAATACGATTTTCTCTCACTATGTTGATGAAAAAGGTGAACAATTTTATCGTCCAAATGATTTCGAACAGAGACAGGCTCTTGAAGCAAAACTCAAAGAACTTTCCAAGACTATGCGTAAAGAAAAGTTTCTTACCTCATACAAAAAAGGTTACAGTAAGTTCTTTTTGATTTGTGGTGGCAAAGACCTTGAAATCGATGATGGTGATTTTGAGTTTGACAATGAAAGTGAAAAAGTTAGTGCTCGCAAACTTGCCACCGCATTTATGAAATTCAATGAAAAACGGCAAGTGAATCGTGTTCTAGTGCGAAAATTCATTGAAGGTATTGCAGTTTAGTATGTTGTTTTTGTGCAACAGGTAGGCTTGACAGTCTACCTGTATTTTGATATAATTGTAGTATATTGATTGATAGGAGTTTATATTATGTCTGTTCGTGCCGCTAATCGTCAAATGTTTCTTGATGCTCTTGTTGCTACTGGTAAAGATGTTGTCACTACTGATGACATTAAAAATGTTTGCAACAAAATCAAAATTGCATTCCCACAATGGTTTACAAAAGATGAATCAAACAAAGTTAAACGTGGTACATATCGTGTACCAGGTGCTTCAGTTTCAACGCCTGCCGTTGCTACTGAAACAATCAACATGCAGGCTCAAGTGATTGAAATGCCTACTACAAAAAATCGTATTGCATCGGTCATTACCGATCTTGAACTTGAGAATATCGTACCTCAAGTTTACAAAAATTATGTGCCGTTTGGTCACTTTGATGACCTACTTTCAATCATCGGTTCGAATCAATTCTATCCCATCTTTATTACTGGCCATTCTGGCAACGGTAAAACAATGTCCGTTGAACAGGCTTGTGCCAAACTCAAACGCAAATTTGTTTGTGTCTCAATGACACCTGAAACAGATGAGAGTGATTTGTTTGGTAACTATGTTCTGATCAATGGTCAAATGGAATGGCGTGATGGTCCTGTGACAGTTGCCGCTCGACAAGGTGCCGTTCTCTGTATTGATGAGATCGATTATGGTGCTCAGAATCTTTCCAGTTTGCAACGTGTTCTCGAAGGCAAACCATTTCTACTCAAGAAGAAAAACGAACTCATTAAACCTGCCGAAGGTTTTACAGTTGTTGCGACTGCCAACACAAAAGGTAAAGGATCTGATGATGGTCGTTACATGTTCACCAACATTCTTAACGAAGCATTCCTTGAGCGTTTTCTGAATACTTACGAACAAGAATGGCCGTCTGCCAAAACTGAACAGAAGATTATCAAGAAAGAATTGGTCTCTCTTGGTCGACCTGATGATGAGTTTGCAGAGAAACTTGTGACATGGGCTGAAGTGATTCGTAAAACATTCGAACAAGGCGGTTGTGACGAAGTGATTTCCACTCGCCGTCTTGTGCATATTGCCAAGACCTACTCTGTGTTTGGGGATCGTATGAAGGCAATTGGGCTTTGTTTGAATCGTTTTGATGATGATACCAAAATGTCATTTAGTGATCTGTATACCAAAGTTGATGCGGGTGCCAATACTGAAAGTATTATGGCACAAACGCAAGAGACAGAAGAACAACCTGATGACCGTGACAATGACATTCCTTTTTAATGCGTAGCGGCTTGACCCATCGGCAACGATGGGTCTTTTTTGACACTTTTACCGTAGTAAGTATTGACAAACATAGTAAGTTATAGTAGAATGTTCATATTGCAGAGAAGAACCGCCTCTGTAATGTTTCTCTAAAGTGCGGTTCATATTTCATGGAGTATTTCGTAATGTCAGTAAAATCTAAAATTCTTGCTTATCTCTCTAAAGATTCTGAGTTTAACACTCTTACCGCAAACAAAATGCGTTCTGTTTTCGGTGTAAAGAATCCTTCTGCTCTCGTTGATGAGCTTCGCAAAGAGGGTCATGCAATCTATCTGAACACTCGCATTAATGCGAATGGCGACAAAGTCGCTTTCTATCGTCTTGGTACTCCTACCAAGCGCATGGTTGCTGCAGGTATCGCTGCATTGCGCCAGACAGGATTTCGTGCTTTTGCCTAAAAAAGTTTAGAAATTCGATGGAGGAAGTAATACATATAAGTGTTACTTCCTCTTTTTTCATTTATGGGTAGATTATGGAAATTCAAATTAAAATTGATGAGTTGAAAAAATGTAAACTCTTTGTTGCAACACCGATGTATGGTGGTATGGCTCATGGTCTCTATGTTAAATCGTGCCTTGATCTTCAAACAACCATGGCCAAGTATGGTGTTGAAACAAAGTTTTCATTTCTGTTCAATGAATCTCTCATCACAAGAGCGAGAAATTATCTTACCGATGAATTCTTGCGTTCTGGTTTTACCCACCTTCTCTTTATCGATTCTGATATTCACTACAATCCACAAGATGTTCTTGCACTTCTGGCATTAGATAAAGATGTAATTGGTGGTCCTTATCCTAAGAAGTCAATCAATTGGGGTAATGTCGCACATGCGGCTCGAAATCATCCTGACTTACCAGTAAAAGAACTTGAAACACTTGTTGGTGAGTATGTCTTCAATGTTGTAAAAGGTACGTCACAGTTTCAGGTAACTGAACCTCTTGAAGTGATGGAGATCGGTACTGGTTTCATGTTGATCAAAAGGCAAGTGTTTGAAAAGATGGAGAAAGAATATACTTTCCTCCGTTACAAACCAGACCACATTGGTCAGGCTAACTTTGATGGTACTCGTTACATTCATGCTTACTTTGATACTGTAATCGACACCGTAGATTCTCCAACAGGCGGTGGTTCTGAAAGGTATCTAAGTGAAGATTATATGTTCTGTCAAATGTGGCGTAAGATGGGTGGACAAATCTATCTTTGTCCTTGGATGAAAACGCAACACATTGGTACCTATGCGTTTAGTGGTAACATGCCTGCTGTTGCACAATTCACAGGTCGATTATGATTGAATACAAATACAATGAAGACCGTCTTTTGAAAGAAATAAAAGAGTATATTGACGGCACTTATAATGAACATTACTCACAAAATAAATTTCAGGCAACTGAATTCATTTTAGATAGTGGCCATGGCGATGGCTTTTGTATTGGTAACATCATGAAGTATGCACAAAGATATGGCAAAAAAGAAGGATACAATAAAAAAGACTTGCTAAAAGTGATACATTATGCGATAATAGCACTAAATAATCATGAGACATTAAAAAGGTAACTCTTTCGTAGTGTCTCTTTAACGAACTCAGGAGACTGAGTTTAAAACTCAAACAGACTAATCATCTGTTTTCTTAAAAAGGAGCTGTAAAATGACACATCAATATGTCAAAGTTCAAACAAAAAAGACTTTCACCGAGTCTGATCTTGAAGTATCAAAAGAGTATAACTTAAATGTTTATGGTGAACTCTATGATACCAAGTTTCTTCAAACAATGTTTCCATCGATGGAGTTTATTGACTTCACGTTGATTGACATTTCATCAATTACCCGTGCTGGTTCAGGCGGTTCAGGTAACACTCAAGAGGCGAGGGCTTCTGGTGGTAATAGTG